TCTGCCGCACATAGCTTGCACCCAGTGGCAAATTTCGTGAAGCAACGCCCTTGCCCGGATTTCGCCTTCAACATCTCCTGCAACATAAATCTGGTTTTCATCAGGAACATACACCCCAAATCCGACATTTCCATCTTCGCCTTCGATAGTATCGTAACCATCCGCAATATAGATTTCAGGAAGATTAAAAGGTTTCCCCTGTGCGGGCGGTAACCGCTCAATGTCAAAAGCGATCAATTCAAGCAGATCGTTATCATGTGTTCTATAGTGCTTTTTAACCGCATCAATCGCCGCCTGCCTGCTTATAACGTCCTCGCTCGATTCCTGACTGAGTGCTTCGATTGCCATGTCGAGTGCTTCAA